GCGAGTTCGAGCCTCGTTTCCCGCTCCAATTAAGGCGACATAGCCAAGCGGTAAGGCAGAGGTCTGCAAAACCTTTATCCCCGGTTCGATTCCGGGTGTCGCCTCCATATTTTGTTTTGTCTGCCGCGGTGGCGGAACTGGCAGACGCAAGGGACTTAAAATCCCTCGGGTAGTGATACCCGTACCGGTTCGATTCCGGTCCGCGGCACCATTAATGTATATACACCGTTAGCACAAAACTTGATATGGACTGAAGAATTATTGATAGTCACTTCCTGAACGAAGAGGTCTATCAATATTTTTTTTGCTTCTAAATTGTTATTTATGAAAGCCTGTACTCTAAATTTTTCTAAAGTATTATAAATTTCTTCGTAATCAAGTTCTGGGCAATTTGCAATGTGTTGTAGATTGTCCAGTTTTTTATTTATTTCTAAAATTTCTGCCTTGGTATTTTGTAGACGTTCTAAATCGAAGCTATCTGCAGAACCAGCTTCTATAACCTTGTAAAGATTATTGAGCTTTCTTTCAGCCATAGCTTTTTGTTCCGTTAAGGCAGTTGTATCACTTTTAGTTTCGGAAATCATTTTGGAGTAACTTTCTTTCATCAATTGCATAATGTTATCAATGACTTCTTTGGTAAAAAGTTCTTTTTGTATAAGATGGAGTACCCAGTTTTCAAGAAGTTCTTTTCGGATTTGTTTTTGGGGACATCTGTCGGCAACAACCCTTTCTTTTTTGAGGCACGTGTAGTAAGAGTAACTTTTATCGCGTGGTGTACATGTATGACCACCCATAGCACTACCACATTGTCCACAGAATATCTTTCCGGAAAGAAGATAGGGAACCTTTCCACGGAACGAACCACGTCTTTTGCTATTTGTTCTAGTCTTTTCCTGCACTGCAAGGAATTCACGTTCGGTAACGATAGCAGGGATAGCGTTCTCAACTCGGATTATATCGCTCCCGGTAACCTTGTGCATATTCCTACCTCTCCCTTCGTTACGAGGGTGTTTATTGAATGTGTAAACGCCCATATATTTTTCGTTATGAAGAATATCATAAAGGCTATTCTTGCCAAAATTTCTACCGTCACGAGTTTTGAAACCACGCAAATTCAAAGCTTCACATATACTTCCATACCCACGACCACCAAGGTACATGGAGAAAATGAGCTTAACTGCTTCTGCTTCGTGAGGATTAATGACGTAGCGTTGGTTCTCTATGCGATAGCCAAGAGGGGGAACTCCACCATTAAACAAAGCCTTGTAAGCGTTTTCATCTAATCCTTTTTTACTTTCTTTTCTAAGGTTACGGGAGTAGTATGCTGCCATGCCAACGAGAACTGATTCCATCATTCTACCTTCCGGAGAATCATCAATAGGCTGTACGGCATATTCGTATCGAATGCCAAGCTGTTGAAGGTTATTGGCAAAAGTGTAGTAGTTAAATTCATTACGAGCATTGCGGTCAATCTTGTGGAAGATGATAATGTCAAATTTCTTTTCCATGGCATCAACCATCATCTGGTTATAGGCTTCACGTTTGAGAACGGTGCGACCGCTTTTTGCTTCGTCAACATAGATGTTGGTTACTAAATAACCATTGCGTCTGCAGTAGTCTTTACAGGCACGGACCTGTGCGTCAATGGATTCTTCACGCTGCATGTCAGAAGAAAAGCGTGCATAGATAACTGCTCTTAACATTTTAGTTTTGTCCTTTCTTTTTTAGATTTGATTATAATTTTTTTAAATCTATTTCACTTTTTGAAAAAAGATTAAAATAAATAAAGCCTTACCAACCTATTTTTGGGTATAGGATAGTAAGGCCAATACATTTGTGCTATAATACAAATGTGAATGGCCTAATGTTTTTTCCGAGACTTGGTTTTCACGCAGCCGTTTCCTGTTGGTAGCAGGAGACGGCTATTTTTATTTTGTTTAGTAGAAATCTTCAACACAGAAATAATCACCATTAGACAACGTTGTTGACCCTGTCGTTAATAATTCTACGTAGTTACTGTTTGAACAAGAAAATCGTCCTTTTTCCTCTAATCTTCTGGTTTCTCTATTTGGAATATAAACGTCAAAGGTGAGAGCGCTATACTTGATATCTATTTGTGCTACCAAAACATTGTTTTCGTTAAAATCTAAAGAATACGTTCTTTTATTTTTATAAGCAGAGTGAACTTGAAGTACAACGTTTATTAAATCAAATGCTTCTTTCCATATCAAGGTATAAGCTTCTGGAGAATCATATACAACACTACCTGGATTAAAAGAAAAATCATATCCTTGTCTTGGAATTATAACAGTTTCACCGTCAACGTCCTTAGTTGTGTATGTCAAGTCAAGGCTTTTTGCGTACCATTTACCAACAGCAAAAAACCAACCTTTGGCAAATCCACTGGTGAAATCAGCAATGGGAGTATCATTTTTTGATGCCGTACCTTTTACTCTCATTAGCCCAAGGTCTTGAGCTAATTTGTATATATGTTTACAGGGTTTTTGGCGAGTATTAAAATCCATGCACGTGCATTTGGTTAAGGAAACTTTATAACCATTTTCAGCTATTGCTGTCATTGCAGCTTTGTCCAAATTATTAAGTTTAACGGAAGTAGAAGAATCTACACGTTGGATTTGTTCTTCTTCTTGATGTAATTCTAAAGGCCAATCAATCCATTTATCCATCATATTTCATCCTTCCTTATGCCTCACCGTTTCCAATTGCGTTACGCAGCATTCACGGTAGAGGTCATTATTTTTGCTATGCTTAATTTCGTGCAGCATAGTTTCTTGATTGCTCTCGCGGGTAAGGCGAGCGTTAAGCACATAGGTTTCCGTTCCGTCCGCATCAGCGCAGACAAAGCCCTTTATTTTGTGGGGCAGGGGATAGAGAACAACTCTATTAGTCAATGTCACCACGTTCTTTCTTTTTCATGCGTTGAACCATTTCAGCAACGAACTTAACATCTTCCGGAGACAAGTCTCTGCTGGCGTCCATGAGAATACGCAGGTCGGGATTATCGTGGATTTCTTGTGCAAGTGCTGCTGTTTCGGGATTGATGTAATAGCCTTGGGGTTCGGTAGGTTCTTCTTCCCAACCCATTATCACTGAAGGTGGAATTTGTAAAACTTTTGCTAAAGAGGCAATACGATTACGTTTCATGTTTGTGATATTGCCAGCTTCCCAACGGGAAACAGTTCCTTCGCTAACGCCAACAGCAACAGCGACATCTTTTAAAGTTAAGCCTAAAGCCAAACGTCTATTTTTAATGATTTCTTTAATATCTGTAATAGTCATAATGCTCACTCCTTATGAAAAGGATAGCATTTTTATTGCAAAAACGCAAGGTTAAAATAAAAATATTGCATAAACGCATTGACAAGGCAGTTTTGGTTATGGTAACATAAACTTGCGTAAACGCAAGGAAAGGAGAAAGGAACATGTTTAACAAAGAAGCGTTTATTGAAAAAGTCAAAGAAAAAGGTTTGACTTTGGAAGCACTGGCAGTTGAACTGGGAATTAACTATTCTACTTTATACAGAAAAATGAATGGAGATAGTGATTTTACCAGAGCTGAAATCCAAAAAGCCAAAGCAGTTTTGAATCTTGATGTAAATACTGCTGACGCTATTTTTTTTGGTCTCTAACTTGCGTAAACGCAAGAAGCAGAATCGAAGGGAGCGATAACATGGAAGATGAAAACAAACTAATTACTGAGAAAGAACAAAGGGAAAGGCTTTTGGAAGAATTGAAAAAACAAAACCTTTCGGAATATGGAAGCAACCTTTTTAGAAGATTCGATGTCAATCATTCTGCTATTGCAGATGATGTGCTAAAAGTGTTGTTTGCACATACCTTTGAAGTCAACGATATGGAAATCGTATTTACAATTGCAAGGTTTAAAATAACTGGCGTTCTTGATATTTGTACGAAGCATGATGGATATTCACGACTGGATTCTTAGATATTGAAAACTTTTTCAATTATATGCAGAGATAGGTTCCCAAGTTCAAGTATCGTCGGTAAATGCTTTTTCCACTTAACTTCATCAGAAGTAAGAGATATAAAATCATAACCATTGTTGGTTATCCTCGAAATGTAATAGTTGTTATAACCATAACCTAACAATGAAGAACCTATTTCAATATAACCTAAGTCTTTAAGCAATTCGATGTGGAAAGATATGCGTTGATATTCTTCCTGCGTTTTGTCAGGAAATAGATGGGATATGTTGTTTTGCAAATAAGGCATATCGGACAAATCTATCAGAATTTGACGCATCAAATTCAAATCACGTTTCATAAAATTAACTCCTTTCGTTAAAGTCTGACAAGGCAAAATATCAGCTATAACGATTATAACACAGATGGTTTTACTCTCAGAAAGGAGCGCCTATGAAAGAGGTTGGTTACACAGTAGCAATAGCTAATCCTAGTGCGATACAAAGCAACCTATCTGCGCAGCGGCAACTGGCAGAATGGCTTGTGCGTTTTGGGATTGAGCACGGAACTATCAAAAATCCTGATGAAAGGAAGGTGGAAGCAGTTGGCCAAAAAGAAACGCGTCTGCTTTGTATGCGGAGCAGATTTGAGCGGAAAGAATTTCGCCCAGCGGTTCGACAAGAAGACCGCGAAGATTGTTTGTGTGTGTCCGGGTAAATGCTATCAAACACACATGATGAAAGGATGGGAAAAAAGATGAGAAAAAACAAAATGCCCACCGGAGCGGCAACTCCGATGGGCGAGGTTGGTCGACAGAAAAAGCGCCGTAAGCTATCTGTCAAAAGAATTATAGCACTGTTTTTGGGTGTTGTCATCATGGTGACATTGGCTATTGTTCATTGGCCACAGGATACTGAATGGATCCAAGAGAGTCGTATCGTTGGCAGAGGAGATACTCTTTGGAGTATTGCAGGGGAACTTCAAGACGAAGGTGACGTTCGTAAGGACGTCCGCGAAATTATATGGTGTATTCGCAAGAGCAACAAACTTGAACCTAACAAGTTTTTGCAACCGGGTGATGAGCTTATCGTTTGGAAGAAGGTGCTGAAGAATGAAAAAGAATAGAATTTGCTCTATTTGTGGGAAAAAGTTTTCTGGCTATTATGCACTTTCACGTACTGATAACAAAACTAAAATCTGTGCTGATTGCGGAACCCGAGAAGCGGTGGACGCATACTACAAATTCATGAAAAAAGTTGATGAGATTTTTGATATGGAAAGGGCTGGCAAGCATGAAGAGTAAAGACATTCTTCGCAGGCTTCGTAAGCTTGAAGCACCGGCGATAGCAATTGACCGCATTGAACTTCGCAAGCGCAGGACAGAATATTGTTTCCTGTACCGCAACGTGTACAGCACTTGGAAGTCTCCTGAACTGAATTTGCCAGTGACGTTTTGTGGTAACAGGGTGTACGTAGACCGCCTGCGCTATATCGACTTTTTAGAAGACTTGGCGCTACTGCGTTATAAGTTTGCTCGTAAAAAATTCAAGGGGGCAATGAAGCATCATGGGATATGAAGAAATTTTGGCTGAAGCCCACAGACAGTTAGAAGAAGCTGAAAAGCTGTTATCAGAAGCAGAAGTAAAATCGACACAAGCTAAAGCCGATTTATTTGCTGCGCGTAACACTCAAAAGCTTACACTTCGGTGGCTTAGAATTCTAAAGACCACAGTCAAGTGGATGTGGATTGTTACCGGTATTAACGCAGTTATCTGCGTTATTGCATATTTTTATATCAAGAGCCTTATGGAAGGCTAAGAAAGAGGTTGGAACATGAAAAAAAGAATTAATCACAAAAAATGGAACAAAAAACTGCGCCGTAGAGAACTGGAAATGATATGGCACAACATGGCTGCTAAAGCGCCGAACTTTTCCCTCGAATTGATGGAAAAATATGAACGAGCTGTTTCTAAAGGCTGGTGATCCAAATGAAAATCACTTGCTTAGAAATGGAGAACTTCAAAAATCAGCAAAAACTGTCTGTCGTATTCGGTGAAAACTACACCAATATTTACGGCGCCAACGGTGCTGGCAAGACTACCATTCTTGACGCTATTCACTTCCTGCTTTTTGGTAAGGATAGCAAAGGTCAGAGCAGTACCGAATTCCGTCCGTATGATAAAGACGGCAATACCATCCACGATATCGAAACTCGCGTTGTAGGCTCTTTTGAGGATAACGGGTATACGTATGTACTCGAAGTTGTCTATAAAGAGAAATGGACCAAGATTAGCGGTTCTGATGAGCGTAAATTGACTGGCAACACCACTGATTATTTCATCGATGGCGTACCTAAGAAAGCAAAAGACTATCAAGCCTTTGTTGCTGAATATTTTGTAGAGCCATGGTTTTCTATTACCAGCAATCCGAACGTATTCCCGAATCTTCATTGGCAAGAGCAGCGGCAAATGCTTCTTGACATCGTTGGAGACGTTACTGTCGGAGAAGTGATTGCTGCTAATCCTACTCTGGCGGTTATCAAGGAAGACTTGCTCAAGAACTCTGTTGATGACCTTAAAAAGAAATGGGCGAGAGAGAAGAAAGGCTATGAAGACGCCAACAAAACTATCCCTGCCCGTATTGATGAACTCACTAAAAGTCTTAGTGGTATCGAAGACCCTGAACTGGCCAAGACGAAAGCAAAAGTGCAGCTGCTCCGTGAGAAAGAACCGCTGGAAATACTGCAGGCTGAACGTGCAGAGATTTTAAACGGCACACGTAAGAAATCTCTTGAAGCTGAAATCAAAGCCTTGGAAGCAAAACTCGATGTTATCCGTGGCGTTCGCAGGGAAGTAGTTGAAAAAGTTAAGCAGCCCTACATCGAGAAAGCCAACAACATTACCAAGGACTGTGAGAGTGTTTCTGCTCAGCTTCGTATCATGCGACCGCAGCTGCGAAGCCTTGAAGCTGACATTGAAACCTTGCAAGTTAACTTGCAAAATCTCGGCGCAGAGTGGCAGGCGATTAGTGAAGAAGTTTTCTCAGACAACGAGTGCCCTTGCTGTCATCGTCCTTATTCTGAAGATATGCTCAAGCCTATGCTTGAACAGTTCAACATGAACAAGGCGAACAGATTGGAAGCTTGCAATGAAGAAGGCATGGCGATTTCTCAACGTTTGGAAAATCTGAAAGCGGACAAGAGCAATCTCCTCATGGAGATTAACAAACTAAGTCGTTTCCAAGCGGATACAGCAGAAAAGCTCCGTATAGAAAACAACGAAGCAATGCAGGCTGCTATTGCCAAGGTACCTGACTTGGAAAGTTTTGCTTATCCGGAAACCACAACCAAGTTTTGGGAAATACGCGAAGAAATTAGTTTACGTCAACATCAACTTTCAGAAGTTAATGTTGATATTTCGGTACAGTTACAGCTCATTGACGCAAAAATTCAAGAAGCCAAGGTTCCCGTTGATGAAGCAGAAAACGTTCTGCAACGCTTGAAGCTTGATGAAATGACTAACGAACGCATTGCTCAGCTTCAGAGCGAGAAGAAGAACAATCTTCTTCGTTTGGGCGAGGCTGAACAGAAACTTAGCCTGCTTGGTAAATACAGCGTTGCCAAAATAAATATGATTAGTGATAGTATCAACAACATGTTTGAGCGTATCACGTTTAAGTTGTTCGATAAGAACATTGGTAACGAAGGTATCCGAGAAACATGCGAATTGATGATGGACGGTGTACCGTATCGTAATCTCAGCTTTGCCGAGAAGCATATTGCCGGTATGGAAATAATCCGAGTTATCTCTGAAAAACGCAATTTCAAAAACCCTGTGTTCATTGATAACCGCGAAAGCATTATCAACTTACCGCCAGCACCGGCGCAAGTCATTAACTTCATCGTTAGCGAGAAGGACAAGGTGGTGAGAATTGAACATGACTGACGGAATTGTAATCGGTTTTGCAGTAGGGTTTGTGGCGATGCTGTGCATTAGTTATTCCTGCAGGAAAGAAAAACCAAAAGATTTGATTACTGCACCACCACCACCACCGCCACCGCCGCCCAGGAATAAGTATCCCAATTGCAGGGTTGGCGAGATGGTGTATGTGAAACATCCCAATATGCCCGGTGTTTTCTTGGTGGAAATAGTTGCCATTAACGCTGATGGTGTCATCGTTAACGACCCTAACGCTCAACAAGACGACAAATTTAGATTTTATGCCCATAAAAATGTATTTAGAACTTACAAGAAAGAAGGTACAGAAAATGAGTGATAAACAAGTAGTTCAGTTTGAAGATTACGCATTATCTATGGATACTGCTCAAGGTATGGCTGGCTTGATGAAGGCAGCTTCTATGCTTGCTCAGTCAGACATTATTCCAAAAGCGTTTAAAGAAAAGCCTGCCAATGTATTGATTGCATTGGAAATGGCTAATCGTATGGGTGCAAGTCCTTTTGCAGTAATGCAGTCTATGTACATCGTTTATGGCAACCCCAGTTTCAGCAGTAAATTCTTGATTGCTTGTTTTAATAGCTGTGGTCGCTATACCAGTATTAAGTACGAATTCTTTGGTGAACCTAAAAGTGATAGTTATGGTTGTCGTGCATGGGCTACTGAGAAAGCAACTGGTGAAGTAGTGAAAAGCGTTGATGTAACAATCGGTATGGCCAAAGCAGAAGGCTGGGTAAATAAAGATGGATCCAAATGGAAAACAATGCCACAGCTGATGCTTCAATATCGTGCTGCGACATTCCTCATCCGCACCGTTGCTCCGGAATTAGCGATGGGTTTGAGAACTGAAGATGAAATCCTCGATACCATTGATGTAACACCGGTAGTTGAACAAGACTCTATGGAAGTGGCTAAAGAAATTGAAAAAATCAATGCTACTTCCCAAGTAGTTGATATCCCCACTCCTGCTGCAAAAGTAGAAGAAAAACAAGAAACTGCTGCTAAAACGCAGCAACCTAAAGCGGCTCAACCCGCTTGGATGAAATGATTGAAGTTGATGTAATCGCTTCAAGCTCAAATGGAAACTGCTACCGTCTAAAAAGCGGTAGCAGTCATCTGCTTTTAGAAGCTGGCATTCCTTACTACAAGATTGGCAAAGCCATCAAAAATAAGTGGGGAAATATTGATGGCGTTCTGGTCACTCATGAGCATAACGACCACGCCCAGGCAGTGTGGCATTTGCAGGCAAGGGGATTGGATATCTACATGTCCGAAGGCACAAAGGCAAAACTTGGCGTGAATGCTCAGTACGCGAAGGTTGTCGCACCGCTCAAATTATTTAAGATTGGCAATTGGGAAATAATGCCATTCGATACAATGCACGATGCAGCCGAACCGCTTGGCTTTCTCATCAGTGATGGGGAAGACAAGTTACTGTTCGCAACGGATACATATTATGTTCCGTATCGCTTCAACGGCATAACTCTTTTAATGCTCGAATGCAATTATGCAGATGAGTTGTTGCAGTCAAGGGTAAATGATGGCGTAGTTAGCCTGTCACAAGCCCACCGCTTGGCCCGTAGTCATTTTTCTTTGGCCAATGTGATGAAGTTTATGTCTTGCAATGATTTAAGTGCTGTACGGCAAATCTGGCTGTTACATGGTAGTAAAGTGAATGGCAATCCAATACTGTTTGAAGCTGAAATTAAGAAACTAACTGGAAAGCCGGTGATAGTATGCGAAGGGTAAAGAGAGAACGCCAGGTTATCAAATATTTTAAGTTGATTTTGATTTGTGTAAAAAAATTACCGCTTCAAGCTTCGCAAAAGATTCAAGGTAGATTTTTCTTTTATTTATTATGCAAGCCTAATAGCAAGTTAGCCGAATGGCTTAGAAAGGATAAAAAGAAAGGTGGTAAGAAACATCATGGGTCAAATTCTGCAGATGGACGAATCCAGAATGATGCAAGAACACGAACAGGAAGAATTTCTGACCAAGGAAGAGCAGAAACAAGCTCAAGGGAAAGCGGAGCGCCGTCCAGCGTTCCAACCTTGGTACGAAAATCAGGAATCCGAAAACGTGTTGGCTGTCAACGAGTTTGGCGGAAAGTTCAAAATCGTTAATAACGTCTGGACGCCCATTGCTCGCAAGATGTGGTCGCTCTATAAGGAAATTCAATCCTGTAATCCGTCTACCATTCTCTTTATTGAGATTGAGGAAGGTAAGAAAAAGTATCGTGGAAAGCCTGTTGTCATGGAAGTTTCCGTTCTCAGTCAACAGCTTAGTGAATTGTTTAAACAGATGAGTGGTTATAACTTTTCCCACGTTATCCGTATCTACCAAACCAACGCTGATGATAAGAGCCATGAGCAACTGCTCGTGCATCTCTACAAGCAGCTGCGTCAAATCCAACAAGACGGCAAGCTTCGCGATTATGACGAAAAAGAATTTACAGAAATTCAAGCTAATCTTCGCAGGGATTGGAACTCTGATGGTGCGTTCATTCCGGATATAATCCAATGCGAAAATTGGGCAACGGTTTTATCTCGCAAGCAACAATCTTTGTTTGATGAAACAATGCAAAGCAAGAACTAATCAATGACTAAGGTAATGACTAATGGATACACATAGCTTTGGAATAGATATTGCAACTGAATACGGTATTGAAGAAGCACTGCTCCTTGGCTATGTGTACTATTGGGTATGCAGGAACCAAGAAAAAGGTACTAACTTCCATGATGGTAAATATTGGACGTTTGATAGTCGAAGGGCGTTAGCTAAGAAGTTTCCGTACATGTCAGAGCATAAGATTTATCGGATACTTTCAAAACTTATAAAGCAAGGATTGATTTTAACAGGTAATTTCAACAAGCTTGGCAAGGATAGGACGACTTGGTACACGCTTAGTGATAAAGGATTATCGCTATTTAATGGCGATTTTTCCATTGTTCAAAATGAACCATCCCATTGTGCAGAATTGCACAACCCATTGTGCGAAAATGCACAACCCATTGTGCAAAATTGCACAAGCCATTGTGCAGAATTGCACAACCCATTGTGCGAAAATGCACAACCATTACCAATTCAATATACCAATTCAATACTACCAATTCAAACTACCAATAGGGATAATATAAAGCAAACCCAAAACGCGAAAATGGTTAACCAAAAAACGGAAGCACTCGACCAACACGCTGGCAGGGTCAACAAGTGCGTGGAATATTATCAATCTGCCTTTCACCCGTTCTTTAACCGCACAGAAGCAAACGCTGTAATGCAAATGGGTAGAGATTATACCTTTGAGCAGTTCAAGGCTGCAGCTGATATTGCCAAGAACAACGGTATTAACCACGGTGGTACATGGAAGTATGTTGCTAAGGTTCTTGCAACAACATTCTCAAGACCCAAGAAAAAGGGCATTGCTGAAACAACCGAAGAAGTCTTAGAAATTTTGGAACGAGGTGAATCGCTTGAATTATGACCAAAAAGAACGTGCTCGCATAGTCAGCGTTTTATTTAAGACCTACGGTCAAAACGACAAGGATAGGCAAGCAACCTATGTTACCGTTCTTTCAGAAATTCCGAATGAAGTTCTGAGCAAGGCTTGTAAAAAGTTGATACTTGAGCAGAAGTTTTTCCCGGCTGTTAGTGAAGTCGTTGACGCCTGTAAAAGTCTTATCGGTACCGTGGATGACGCTAACAGGGTGAAAAGCTGGGACGAAGCGTGGCAGGAAATACAGACTGCTATGCAGCGCACTTCATGGTATAAAAAGCCAACTTTTAGCAGACCTGAAATTGAAATAGCTGTTAATGCTTTTGGCTGGCGTGAGCTTCAATGTTCTTTAGAAGCTGAAATGCCAAAGGTACGTGCTCAGATGCGTAGGTTCTATGAAGACGCCTGCAAACGCACGGCTGAACAAAGTTTAAATAAATACGTTCTCGGACAAAACTCTGACGCGTTGTTAGGCTACAACGAAACAGTCAAAAGATTGAGTGAAGCCAAGAAAATCTAAGTGTCTCGGCAAAGGCACTATAAAAATCTAAAAAACAGAGGTTGGTTTTATGAGTTAGCAAACAACGATTAAAACCGAAAATATAAATTAACCGCCGCCAAGTGGCTTAACCTCCCCGCTTGGTTTAGTATATGCAAGCCCGCCAACCTGTGGCGCTGGTGGTTCGAAGAAGTATATGAGCCCGTGACAAGTAGCGCAGTCACGGGCTATGGCGGTAAAAGAGAGGATTTGAAGCAATGAAGAAATCTCAATACATGGCATCTGCAGAAATGCAGCAGTTTATGTGGCTATCAGCTTTCGTTCAAGCCATGGAAGAAATTATTAAAAACACAGACATTCCCGAATGGAACCGTAGATTTAAGACTATAAGGACTTATCTTAAAAAAACCATTGCTGAGCGTATGGACTGTATGGATAAGGTGGAAGAAAAGAAAGTATTACGCAGAGCCCAGAACATGGGTATCAAGGTTTATAGCTACGATGATGCAAGGGTAGATAAGGACGACTTTGGTCGCAAGGTTACAGTTAGGTTGGAAGACTTGCTTACCATCGCAGACGCTGCGTTGCTTGAATGTTATTCCTGTCCGCAAGGTGATTGCGTTAAAGACTGTCAGTTCCGGAAAGCTTTCCATGCTCTTGGCTTGAATTGTGGTGCTGCAAGAGAAAACCCTGCACCGGGAGAATGCGAATTTAGATTTGATAACAGCGTGAAATATGTTACTCCACAGTATGTGCGCGTGGATGAACCGGCAATAGACCAATTACCATAGGGGTGATGTTATGGCAGGAATGAACAGAAAAATGCGTAGGCAGATGGCCAAGGGAAAATTTGTTGATTCACTTAGTGATGAGCAAAGGCTGAACGATATGTATCGACATGCCAGCGTTGCAGCGTATCAAAATATCTTGGCAGCTGCAGTTCTTATGGTGATGAACGATTTCAAACTGATCCAAAAGAAAGAGACAAGGCTGAATAATTTTCTTGGTGCTATAAACAAAAGACTGGACCAGCTTAAAAGTAATGAGCCAATTCCGGAGCTTTTGGAGCTTCAAGAAGAAATGAACAAGACTTTAAAAAAGGTTGGTGAGCCTAATGCGACTTGAGGAAATTAAAGTAAATGGCATCTACGAGACCATTCATCCGATTTATTCAGGAAAGATGCTTGTTATCGAAGCTGGAAAGCGTGTTGCGGTAGCAAGGATTACCTATGTAGCTGGTCTTGCAGTTGTTTACGAAGTAGATGCCCTTGGAAATGCTATCGGTGAAAAATGGCTGACTAAGGCATCTAACCTGCAAAGGTTTACTCCGTTGACTGGGCTGTTTAGTTAAGGGGTGATGGTATGACGCCAGAACGTGCAGTGTATCTTTCAACAATCTCAAAAAAAGAACGCCTGATTAGAAATGACATTGAATTCACACGTCAACAGATTAAAACATATAAGCACGAACTTTGTAGTCTTGCTGAACAAAATATTGATGGTCGAGGCCAAATAATTGCTCGTTGGCTTAAAGGTGTAACTATTCGTTTATCAGCTTACCGTTACGAATTAAACAGACTTAAAGGCATGAATAGGATGGTAGAACCTGAAATTGTTCCCTTGCCACCCAATCCTAAGGGTCAAAAAAATGTAACAGTGTGTAAGAAATGTGGGACTAAGCTAATAGGACCTTTGGCAATACATTGCCCAGGTTGTGGACGGTATATTATGTGGTGGAGGCTAAAGTTAGATGGCTGAACAAATCCTTGAAATAAAACGATTAGCAGCAATGCTCAAAGAGGCAGGTATCCCTTTTCAGTGGGATATTCAAGATTACCGACCTTTTTATGACGATTGGAAGTATCAAATATTCTATCCCAATATGCAAGTCAGTACACATGGCATCAGATATAGTTGCAGTGTAGTTCAAGGAACTGGAACGTATGGTTATGATGATAACTTGTTAGAAATTAGCGGGTTACTTTCTCCGGAAGAAATAGAATTTGATGATGTGTTGGGCTGGTTGACTGCCGAAGAAGTTTTTGAGCGTATTAAAAAACATTACGAAGGGAGCAAAGGTAATGGCTAACTTAATACCTGTTATTGCTAAAGAACTTGATTTGAGTATTGGCGAAATTTTTAAGATTAAAGGGTATGTTGATAACTACAGGTTCACAAATACTGAACTTCAAATCAATATTTCGGAAAGAGTTACAGACACTGCATGGGAAAGTGCTCCATTAACAATATTGAATATTTTGGTTTACAACAGTGATTTGGTAATCAAACAGCCTTATGAACCAAAAGAGGGATATGAGTATTGGACTTATTGGGATTTGCTTTTTGTTCCTCATAAAACAGAGTGGAATAATTACACATTGGACTATATACGTAAGGCAACAGGGTGCGTATTCCGCACCAAAGAAGAAGCCATCAAGGCAAGGCCCGAGGTATATAAACGCTTAACAGGCAAGGAGTGGGAAAATGGCTAAGAAAATAGCGACCGAAAAAGCTAAGCCTTCTGCTTGGAGTATTAAATTCAAAGAGAAGGCTGACAAAATAAATGATGCCAAACGCGCTGCAGGAATTAAAAAGGAACCGCACTTTCCTAAAATTCCGAGAGCGACTTTGTTTATTGATGGCAGAAAAATTATTTTAAACGCATAGGGGGTAAATGAAATGCAAGTAAAAATCGAATTAGTACCGGGTGGAACAAAGCCGGAGAAAAAAACACCGGGCGCAGCAGCTTATGATTGTTACGCTCGCGTTGATAAAATTCTTGTAGCTCCTGCTATCATTCCGTTAGGTTTCAAAATTGAATTGCCGAAAGGTTATCACGCTGAAATCGTACCGCGTTCCAGTATTGGCTTAATGACAACTTTAAGAATGGCTAATAGCGTTGGAATCATTGATTCCGATTATCGTGGAGAGGTTGGCTTCATTGGAGAATCATCTCTTTCCGAACCGATAGTAATTAAAAAGGGCGATAGAATTGCCCAAATGCTCATTAAAAGAGATGTTGATACTGAATTGGTTGTAGTTGAAAAGCTTTCCAGCACCGAGCGTGGAGAAAAAGGTTTTGGGAGTACCGGGAAATGAGTAACGCAAGACGCAAAATGAGAAAACGAGCTTGGAAAGTTGCTTATTTACACGGAAAAACCATTGGTTTAACCAGAGATATTGTTTTTTGCGTTCTATATTATCAAGCTTGCAAAAGACAGGGTATCGAACTTCCTGAAGGTTGGAAAGATAAGTATTATGCTTGTTTATGTGCTTTGGATATAACAAAAGGAATAATTGACAACTTCAACAAATATCATTGGATTACTCGTAAAAAATTGGGCGGCATATCAAATTTTATGTGTAAGAATTTTAAATGGCATAAAGTAGAGGTGGAAAGAATATGACAACAATTAACAAAAGTGCAGTTTTAAGAGACGCTATTCTTCCTGCTGGTGCTGCTCAAACACGGAACATCAAAGCCTTAAAGCACATTAACAAACTGGAAGATGAGGAAGCACAATCTCTAATTAGCAACATAATTACAAATCAGGCGATTTTAAAAAATCATCTCGAAAAAGAACTTGCCAAAGAAATCAAGAAAAGAGGTAATCGATGATGGCAAAAAATTACATGGCAGATATTGCCCAAATGTTAGGCTTTCAAAAACACGAAGTTTTTCAGATTGTGACAATTGACCAAGAAGAAGGTGAACTTATTGATACCGTTTGTATTACTGACGAAGGCTTGGAAGTAATGTCAACTTTCGGATGTGCGCCAACTCTTGAGAATGATACTCTTTTGGGCATTTTGCTTGGCCACCATGAAGTTAGGAGATGTGAATAATGGAACCTATCAAAATCAAAGTTTTAAAGTACACCGATAAGGACAAGAAACCTATTGTAACCAACATTAGCAACAGTCTGCAGAATATCCAAAGAACTGTTGGTATGGAAGGTAAGCCTGCTCATTTTGAGTGTGTTACATTGCCTATCCATAACAACAGGGGATTGGTAGCGGTAATGGATGAAGAAGGTAAACTGAAACAATTACCACTGGTTCGTGGCCTGTATGATGATGCTGGTTGCATTGTGGACTGCATTCACGGAACATTCTTTGTATGTGCGGCAGCTGCTGATGATTTCGCAAGTCTTGATGATTACGAAATCGAACTTGTTAAAAATTATTTTAGGGACGGTGACCTTTAATGTTTCAAACACCTTTTAGACAGAAGGGCGAGAGACCCGCCAAAAACCCGGAAACAATAATTCAAGGACAAGTGCGTGATGCGCTTCGACTTGATGGTTGGTACGTTATTCGTCACCAACAGGGAATGGGTTCGCACCCGGGATTATCCGATTTAACCGCTATTAAAGACGGTGTGACCATTTACGTGGAAATCAAAACTCCACGAGGTTACCAATCGGACAAACAAAAGAAATTTCAACATGATATCGAACTCCATGGTGGCAAGTACATCATTGCTCGGAGCGTTGATGATATCCAACCTTATTTGACCAGGACAATGAAGCTGTTCTAATCTAAACCGATTTAAACCGAAAGGGGGCGCTGCTTAGTGCGGCGGGAGACACGTCAATATATTTGCGCTGAACTCTTAAACTATCAGCGCTCAAGAAATGAAATGCATAGAATTCGAGAAAAACTTGATGACCTAAGACTTTTCCCTGCCTACAGCAAAGATTATACTGCTGAGCGCAAGTTGTACTTGCAGGACCGGTTATTTTTCCTACAGCGAATAACCGAAGCCATCAGTATAATGTCCAGGGAATGTTCTCCGGAAGAAAAGAAAGTTCTCGAATTAAAGTTCTGGTCACCAAGCCCAAGACCAACGGATAACGAAATCGCTAATAGGCTTGGAATGAGCACACGAACGCTGTATAGGAATATCAATTCCATCTGCAGGCGTGTCGGAATGTTAATGGGTACAGATATATAAAATAATTAAAGGGTAGTTAAATCTTAATTGATTTAGCTACCCTTTTTTCTGTCATCATTATACGAAAAAAGGGGGTATCAATGATGACAGATATTAAAATCATGTGTGCTTACGATAAAATGGTTGATGTTGTGGAGCTCGTACCTAATCCTAAAAATCCTAATAAACATCCGGAGAAACAAATCATTCTTTTGGCCAAGCTGATAGAAAAGCAAGGTTTCCGGAAACCGATTGTTGTTAGTAATAGAAGTGGCTTCATGACTTCCGGACATGGTAGATTGCTTGCAGCACTTCACCTTGGAATGGAAACCGTGCCGGTCGATTACCAAGACTATGCGAATGAAGCTGCAGAGTGGCAAGACATGGTAGCAGACAATAAGGTGGCTGAATATGCAGAGTTTGATAACGAGATGTTATCAGAAATCATTGACGAGCTGGAAGCCTTTGAGGATTTGGACGAGGAACTGCTTGGTATGGTTCAGTCTGACATTGACAAGCTGATGGGCAGATTTGAGCGTATGGAACAACAGAACAAGTCGCAAGAAATAAAGCTTGAAGCCTTTGATGATGATAAATTTGAGCATTGTTGCCCACGTTGTGGCTTTAGGTATTAGTATCATGAGACGGTTTGATTATATTTGGCGACTTGCTGATTTGTGCCAGGACAAAAAGCACATCAAAGTGTTTTCCTGCTTCTCCTGTGGTGGTGGCTCAACTATGGGTTATAAACGTGCAGGCTTTGATGTAATTGGCAATGTTGAGATAGATAAAAACATCAATGACGTTTATATCCGGAATCATCATCCAAAGTACAATTTCAATATGGATTTAAGGGACTTCAACAAACTGGAAGTTCTTCCGGAAGAATTGTTTGAACTTGATATCCTTGATGGTTCACCGCCATGTAGCACGTTCTCTATGGCAGGGGAACGGGAAAAAGTATGGGGTAAGGAAAAAGCGTTCAAGGAAGGGCAGAAGAAACAAGTCCTCGATGATTTATTCTTCGTATTCTTGGATACCGTGAAAAGGCTGCAGCCTAAAATAGTTATCGCCGAAAATGTCATGGGAATGATTAAAGGCAATGCCAAAGGCTACGTGAATGCCGTTTTAAAGGGTTTTAAGGCTTTGGGGTACCAAGTACAACTGTTTCATCTTGATTCAGCGTATATGGACGTACCGAGCAAGCGAGAGCGCCTGTTTTTCATTGCCAACAGACTGGATTTGCCACCGCTCAAGCTTAAATTTGATTTGCCACCGATAAAATTCGGAACGGTAAGAAGTGAGCACGGTATTCCGTTGAGAAAAAATAGTAAGGCAGTAAGGCTTTTGAAGCTGGCGAAGCGTTCTGACCATTCCCTTGGCCATATTAACGAAAGAATTAACGGTAAGAATACAAGTTTCAACGATAGTTTAACGCTCGATGACAGGATATGCAGTACTATTGCTTCATCGGGTATGATGTTGCGAATGCACGACTTGATGAGGTTTTCTGACCATGATTTTATTGTCTGTCAGACATTCCCACAGGACTATGATTTTTGTGGTCGTAGTGTGCAGTATATCTGTGGTATGAGCGTGCCACCTAATATGATGGCACACATTGCAAGTGAGATTTGGATCCAATGGTTAAGGGGTGAAAAATACAATGGCTGAAATCAAAATATGCTGTTCTCATTCAAAAATGGTCAACATTCATGAACTTGTCGAGCACCCAAAGAACCCTAACAAGCACCCTGCAAAGCAGTTAGAGATGTTGGCCAAGATTATCGAAGCACAGGGATTTAGACGACCTATCGTTGTCAGTTCCCGCAGCGGATATGTCATCATAGGTCATGGCAGACTGCAGGCTGCAAGATTGTTAGGCATGGAGCAAGTGCCTGTTGATTATCAGGATTATAAAACCGAAGCAGCTGAATATGCTGATATGGTTGCTGATAATAAAATCGCTGAGCTTGCAGAATTCGATAACACCATATTCAAAGATATTCTGAAAGATATCGATGATGACTTTGATATGGATTTGTTTGGCGTAAAGGATAATGAACTGAATGCTTTGCTTGCAGAGAACTCTGCAGATGAAGTGTCGGAAGACAATATCGATTATGAGAGCGCAATAGAAACTGCTCGGAAAAATCCTCGTATTCAGTTTGGACAAGTTGCTGTTTTAGGCAGGCATAGATTGATGTGTGGCGATAGTACCAATGCACTCAATGTTGGCCAACTTCTGGATGGCAAGCTTGCCAATATGGTATTTACTGACCCACCATATAATGTGAATTACCAAGGGAATACCAAGGATAAGCTAAAGATAAAGAATGATAATATGAAACCTGCAGACTTCGCAAAATTCCTTGCAGCTGCTATGGCAAACTTGTATGAGGCTTCTGCACCGGGCGCCGCCATCTATGTATGCCACGCCGATAGCGCAGGGACAGACTTTAGGCAATGTATGGTAAATGCAGGCTGGCAAGTGAAGCAATGCTTGATATGGGTAAAGAACAGCTTCGTCATGGGCAGGCAGGACTACCAATGGCAACATGAGCCTATTCTATATGGGTGGAAGCCAGGCGCAGCACATAAATTCTATGGGGGCAGGAAGCAGAGCAGTGTTATTGAGAATGTACCTTTTATTGTTGAGGAACAGGAAGACGGCTCTAAACATCTGCATTTTGTTACCAGCGCAGGCGAAATCGTTATCAAGGCGACAGGCTACGAAGTTCTTCCGGAAAGCGAGGGAACAATTTGGCGAGTGCCTAAACCAACGAAGAATGCAGAACACCCTACTATGAAGCCAATAACTTTATGCGCACGTGCAATTATTAACAGCTGTCAAAAGCATGGTAATGTACTTGATTTGTTCGGTGGTAGTGGTAGTACGCTAATAGCGTGTGAGCAAGTGGATAGAACGTGCTTCACAATGGAATTAGATCCAATATATGCAACGGTAATCATCAACCGTTTTGAGGCTATGACAGGCATTAAAGCGGTGGTGTTAGAATAAAAGAAGCTGGTCGTAATGACCAGCTTTTAGTGTTTATGGTATAATTGAAATATAAAAATAATACGCAATAATGCGTATAAAATACTTGACAATACGCAATAATGCGTATATAATATAATCAAGAAATGAAGAAAGGAGATGGTCAGATGAAGACCTCAGAGCTTATAAAGCTACTAAAACAAGCAGGCTTCAAGAAGTCTGGCGAAGGTGGTAAACACACAGAATTTACAAATACCAAGACTGGTAAAAAAGTATATGTGTGGCGACACAAAAAAGAAGTTCCGACAGGAACGGCAAAGAAAATACTAAAAGATGCGGGGCTGAAATAAGCCCCCGCACTTAACACATATAAATAAAATCAGTAAGGATGTGAAGTTATGAAGTATATTTATCCAGCAGTTTTTTCTTTAGATATGACAGATGAAGCTTTTCCGAATGGTGTATATCTAATAAGTTTTCCCGATTTACCAAATTGTTATACCTCTGGTGAAACACTTGAAGAAGCATATGAAATGGCAGAAGATGTTTTGAATATGGCTCTTTGTGGTATGGAAAGAGATAAGGAAGAAATACCTGCCCCGACTTCTATTAGTATAGTGCAAAATAATAATGTGGGTGATATTGTTACAATTATAAAAGCAGATACTACCGAATATCTTAAAAAGTATGACAATAAAACTATCAGAAAAACTCTTTCTATTCCTCGTTGGTTGGATACACTCGCGTTGGAAAACAATGTAAATTTCTCTAATGTATTAAAACGAGCATTGATGCAAGAATTGAATGTTACTCCCTAAAATCTAGTATATCATAACAGCTCAGAAGCTTAGGCTTTTGAGCTGTTTTTTACTTGACCCATAGTTGACTAAAAGAACTATTTCCATTTTGGAAACGGCCACTTTTAATGTGATACGAACACTTTTAATGTGATACGAACACTTTTAATGTGATTGTGCCACTTGTCAAAGTGTATCGAGTAGTATCGAGTAAATTACAAGTATATAACGGTAAAGTTGGCAGAAAGTTGGCAGAGTTGGCACTTTCTGCCATTTTTTTGTGCTTTTGCGGGTGTGACAATAGATATATAAGAGCCAAGCAGGGCAAGTGTAACATTTATTTTCTCACGGGTCCTTCTTGGGGGGTGGGTGTAAACCGATGGTCGGGCACCCCGCGTTGACTTTAATATAAAAATTTTTGGGATTTGCTTACTAATTAGGTTCGGAAATGGCGAAAAATGAAACGAAAATCGAAACAAAGCCAACTGAAAATGAACGCGAAGAGATTTTAAAGGCTCTTAAAAAGAGTGCGTTAGGTTATGACGCTTCGACCACTACTGTTTCCAAAACAAAAAGTGGTCAACCGGTGGCCCAAAAGACCACGAAGACAATGCGACCTGACCCCAAGGCAGCCAAAGCCTTTATAGAGCTCACTAATTCGCCCAAGGAAGAACCTAAGAAAAATAAGTGGTTACAAGTTACTGATGATGAGCGTATTCTTGTCAGCACTAATAAGCTTGGTTTTTTTATGGGAGTTTCTACTGTCACCGTTAATACTTGGGAACGCCAAGGGTGTCCAAAGGAAAAACGCGGTTGGTGGGACTTGCAGGCAGTCATAGCTTGGCGAGGACGTGCTTCTGGTATCCAAGGTGGTGCAGATACCCTTGCGGACAAGCTGGAAGCTGATACAAGGCTGAAACGAGCACGTGCAGCACTTGCCGAACAGGAAGTTAAGCTGAAAAGTGGCGAGCTCATTCCAATGATTTTGGTTGAAGAACGCCTCAAAGAAGTCTGCGAGGATTTAAAAAACTCAATGCTTGCGATTTCCGACCATATTATGACTGAAACCTACAGCCAATACCCTGAATTAGCACCACAAGTAAGGAGACTCGTTGATGGATACGTTAGAGAAGCCCTCAAAAAAGTCGCCGAAAACTGCGGAAAATTCGAGCCAGGACAAACTGGTAAAAAAGCAGTTGGCAGACCTCGAAAACGCAATTAAACGAGCCTTCGAACACTTAAAGCCTGATGAGCCGATGACTGTTTCTGAATGGGCAGAGAAATTCCGTTATATGAGCTCCGAAGAAACAAGTCGTCCAGGACCATGGCGAAATGAAATCGTCCCCTACCTTGTCGGTATTATGGATGCTTTTAATCAAGAGGGAATTGAGAAAATCATATTTCTAAAACCTACACAGGTAGGTGGTACGGAGTGTGGCATCAATATTCTTGGTTATACAATTCATCAGCAACCGAGCCGTATTATTTATGTTCTTCCGGATGAAGATACCTTGAAAGAATTCTCTGCTGACCGCTTGCAGAAAGTATTGCGAAGCAATGAATGCTTTGAGGGTAAATACCACGATGGCGATTCAAAAAACAATATGCTCCGTTTTGCGGGTGGCTTTTGTAAGTTTGGTTCTGCTCGTTCTCCGATGGATTTGGCTTCTTGGTCAAGTCCTGTGGTCATTATGGATGAAATAGATAAATATCCTAAGCTTGCCGGCAAGGAAGCAAGCCCTTTGAAGCTTGCCGAAGAACGTACCAAAAACTGGCCCGGAAGAAGAAAGTTGATGTTTTGGTCGACACCGACTTTAAAAACTGGCCATATTTGGGTTCTGTATGAAAGTGCAGATGTTCGATACGAATTCCAGATGCCTTGTCCTCATTGTGGCGGTATGCAGGCTTTCAAATGGGAGCAAGTCAAGTTCGACAGTAGTCAGCCTGCTTCATTCGTTGAAGTCAACACGCATTACGAGTGCTGCCATTGTCATAAAGCCATTTTGGATGTGCATAAGGCAGACATGATGAAACAGGGCAAATGGGTTGCGCTTAACGAGGTAGAGGGTAAAGTCAGAAGCATTGCTTTTGCCTTGAATTCTCTGTATTCACCTTGGGTTACTTTTGGGCAAATGGCTGCTGAATTCATACGAAGCAAAGACAATCCCATTACGCTTCAAAACTTTGTTAACTCTTGGCTTGGTGAGCCTTGGGAAAACAAATCTGCAGTTATGGAAGCAGATATTGTTCTGAAGCATAAGACGGATTGTCCTGCATTCGTTGTTCCGGAATGGGCACAACTCTTGACTGGTGGCGTGGACGTGCAAAAAGGTTACATGTACTGGAAGATTCACGCTTGGGGACCGGGTATGACTTCTCAGGTTGTTGGATATGGCAAAGCCTTAACTTGGCAGGACATTGAAAACATTATGGAAGGCACGATTTATCCGGGAATTGACGGACAGACGAGGTACCAAGTCTGCTTGTATGGCATAGATACAGGCTTTAGGACAGAAGAAGTCTACGACTATTGTTGGAAGCACCAAGGCAGAGCGTTCCCTGTAAAGGGTAGCTCAAATCCTATGGCGGCGTACCTAAGAGCAACCAACATCGAACCTCGTTCTCCGGGAAAAACTCCATTGCAATTGTGGATAGTCAACACTGATATGTACAAGAATGAAATTGCCCAAAGGCTTGAACTGCCTTTAGGGCGTGGCTCATGGATGCTGAATGCTGACTGCGACAGGGAATTCGCTGAACAGATTACTTCTGAACATCGTATTACCGATGATAAAGGTCGTGAGAAGTGGGTTAAAAAGACTTCTGCGAAGCAAAATCACTTATGGGACTGTTCTGTATATGATTTTGCAATGGCAGACCTTGTGAATGTGCGTGCTATGCAGGACACCATTATTGATAACAGACCATACCAGGAAGGGTATGAGGATGAAATTGAAGATGCTTTACCAGAAGCAGGCTTCACGCTGTAAGGAAGGTGGTAAAAATGTCTATTGCTGAATTAGAACGGCGAAAAGCCGAGGTTGAGCAAGCCATTACCAATGTCATGAAAGGTGGCCAAGTTATCCAGACCCGTAACGGTCGTGTTCAACAGGCTAATCTTAGTGAATTAAGAGCCGAACGCAATGCTATCGAAATGCAACTTGCAGAAGCGAGAGCTGCAGCAAGCGGTTGTGGTGGCACTTTCGGTACTCCAGTACATTTTTTTGGAAGGGACTGAACATAATTGTCTACCAATCAACGAAACCCCACTTTGACTTGGGGTGAAAGATTTGACGATTTTATTGGCTTGTTTGCTCCTCAAGTCGCACTAGAACGCAAGCGAAGTCGTCTTTTGTTGAGAGCAACTTCATCCGCATATGAAGATGTTCCAACGTGGCGAAATTCTGCAGGCTGGAACCCTGCAGACGGTAGCGCCGAAGGCTTGAATGGTCCGAGCCGTGAATTGGCAAGGGCGAAGGCTCGTCATTTAGAGCGTAATAGCGAAATCGTAAACAGTATTTTGAATGCTTTGACCCGCAATGTTGTAGGTAAGGGCTTCAACCTGCAGGTACGAACGGACAATAAAGAGTGGAACAATCTGCTTGAGGAAGTTTGGCACGAATGGTGTCGTACCGGGAACTGTGACGTAACTGGCAATTATAGCTTTAATGACATTTTGCGTATGATTGTACGCAGAAAAACTGTTGATGGCGGTATTTTGCTGGTTAAAGTTTATGATTCCAGTTCTAATATCCCATATCGCCTGCAAGTAGTTGAAGTAGACGAGTTGCAAAGTCCGTCTATTCAATCAAAGGCTGGCAATCCCATTGTTGGCGGTGTCGAAGTCAACGCTTATGGTAAAAAGTTAGCTTATTACATCAAGCAGACAAGCCCTGATGGACTAACTCTTTTGGATCCAGAGCGAATACCTGCGAAGCGTGTAATTTACCTTGCGGAACACTCAAGACCGAGTGAAGTTAGAGAAATTTCTCCGTTCGTCCGTACTTTGAATGAGATTAAGGACTTGGAAGAATTTTTTGATGCTGCAGGCTTTAAACAAAAAATTACTGCTGCTTTGGCGGTTTTTATCACAACTGAAAAGAACGCAGGACCTGTTGTGGGAAGTTCAGTTGTTGGTAATGCTGATAAGGCACCTAAAGGCGAGCGCATCAATCCAGGTAGCATTAAATATTTGAAAGAAGGGCAAGATGTAAAAACTCTTGTACCGTCTGGCCAAAGTAGTGAGCTGGCAGATTTCAACCTTGCTGTTGTAAGAAGAATTGCTGCTGGTCATGGCTTATCTTACGAAATGGTCAGTCGTGATGTTAGCCAGGTTAATTATTCCAGCGCACGCCAAAATTTGCTTGAGGACTGGAAGACCATTGAGCAAGAGCAACAATATATCGTTGAACATTTACTTGATTTTGTGTTTGAAGAAGTAGTGAAGTCGGCAATTATGGGTGGCAGAATTTCGTTGAAGGAAGTTCCTGCTGGGTTTTACGAGAACCCAAGTAAATTTTTGAAGCACGAATTCATTGGTCAAGGATTACCTTGGATTGACCCGTACAAGGAAGCACTTGCCAATAAGATTATGTTGGAGACTGGCCAATCTAATCTTAAAGAAATTTATGCTAAGAAAGGCAAGGACTACGAAGGCGAAATCGACCAAATAATTATCGAGTATGCACTTAAAAAAATGGCGGGACTTATCGAAGAACCGCAGAAAGGAGACGGCAAAAATGCCCAGACAAATGACTGATGAGCAGCTGCGAGCTCTGCCTCTTGAAGAACGCCAGGCGTTACCGCGTTATCGTTCTGCTGTGCTCGAAAACTTCAACGAAGAAGAACGCACTTGCGAGCTTTCTTTTGCGAGTGAAGAGCCTTGTCCGGACTGGTGGGGCAATGACGAGATTTTGCGTTGCAACGATACTGCAATGAACATTTCTCGTTTCAATGCTGATGTAATGCCATTGCTTTTTAACCATAAGCGAGAGGCTATTCTCGGCAAGCCTGTGAACATTTGGACGGAAGCTGGCAAAGCTTATGCCAAAGTAAAATTTGCTCAAAACGAAGATATTGATAAAATCTTTAATCTCGTTCGTGACGGCTTCTTGAAAGGTGTATCCGTTGGTTACCGTGTTAACGAGTGGGAAGTTGTTCGCGAGAACGAAACTACCATGGACGGCATTACTGGTCCTGCATGGATTGCAGTTGATTGGGAAGTGTTTGAAATCAGTATCGTATCTGTACCTGCAGATTCTACTGTAGGTGTTGGTCGTAGTATGCCGTTCTATTTTATGCCGGAAGATAATGCCGGCTCCGAAAAAAAGGGGGAAAGACAAATGGCTAATGAAGAAAAAAACGAAACCAAAGTTACCGCGTCCGAACCGGTAAACATTGAAGCTGAACGCGAAGCTGGTGTAAATGCTGAGCGTGAACGCATTTCTCAAATTTCTGCTTTGTGCCAAGAACATGAAGTAGATGACGAACAACGTCAAGCTTGGATTAACGATGGCGCCGACATCAACAAAGTTAATCGTGAATTGGTTGGCATTTTAGCAAAACGCAACAAACCGCAAAAAACCACTAACATCAAATTTGATGATTCCAACGAAAATGCACTTCGCTCTTTGTATGCTCATGGCTTGCTGATGCGCGAAGGCTATGCACCTGAAAAATGTGTTGAAGGTGCAGAAAAATATCGCAATATGGGTATGAAAGGTATTGCTCGTGATTTGCTCTTGCGTAAAGGTGACCACGATGTGATGCGTTTGAATGATGATGAATTGTTCCAACGCGCAATGACCACTACCATGTTGCCGACTTTGCTTGCAGAAGTAACTCGTGCAACTCTTGCACAAGGTTTCGCTTCTGCAGAACCCACTTGGCAGGAATGGGCATATGAAGGCTCTTTGAAAGACTTCCGTCCGAATTACACTGTCTCCATCGGTTTGGAAGATGAACCTGTCAAAATTCCTGAAAATGGCGAATTCACCGATGCAAAACTGAAAGAAAGCAAGAACTTCGTCCGCTTGGATACTTATGGTCGTTCTTTCAGCTACACTCGCCAAGCATTCATCAATGATGACCAAGCTGCTTTGACTGAAATGCCGTTCCAATTGGCTCAAAAAATGGGTATCGTAATCAACCGCTTGGCATATCAAGCATTGGCGAAAGGTACTTTCACCGAAAATGTAAATCTTGGTACTCCTGCGGCTGTTGCATCTGCTTCCTTGTCTGAAGCCATGAAATTGCTTCGCTTGATGAAAGACCCGCAAGGCAAACATACTTTGCGTATTATGCCGAAAACCTTGCTTGTACCTGTTACATTAGCTCCTCAAGCTGAACAACTCATTACTTCTATGGCTGACCCGTCCGCAGCACATTCTGGTGTAACCAATGTGTTCAAAAACAAACTGCGTGTTGTTTCTGACCCTGAATTGGATGCAATCAGCCCTGACGCATGGTACTTGCTTGGCAATGCGCTTAAAGGTCAAGGTGTGGAAGTTGACTTCCTCAACGGCAACAAAACTCCGATTCTCGAACATCAAACTTCCTTTGATGTTCTTGGCTGGAAATATCGCATGTACCTCGACTTCGGCGTAAAACTCTTGTCTACTACCAACATCGTTAAAAATGCTGGTAAAGCTTAATCGAAGGGAGATATAAATCATGGCTAATGAAAAAGCTTTCTATCGCCGTAAAGGCGACCGTATGGACTACACTTGCACCGCTGATGTTTCCGCTGGTGATGTTGTACTTGTAGGCTCTATCTATGGCGTTGCTGAAGCTGGCGGTGCAACTGGTGATGTTATCGCTGTTTCCACCGTAGGCGTGTTTGAATTGACCGCAGGCGCTGCTATCACCCAAGGTGCTAAAGTTTACCTTTCCGGTGGCAAAGTTGTTGCGACTGGTGATGCAACCCAATTAGGCGTTGCTTGGTCTGCAGCTGCAAATGGTGAACCCGTATTGGTAAAAATCAATGCGTAATTGAAAAAAGAATAGGGGTAGGGTGATTCTGCCCCTATTTTTTTAATACATTAACCGAATTGAATTAAAAGTTTTAACTCGGTTAACGAGATAAAAGGGGGGATAGAATGAACCCATTTATCAAGAAAATTATCCAAGATGCCACTTTTAACGAAGACCTTTTTGCTGAAAAAATCATCTACAACGGTGTGATTATTCCCGCCATCGTTGAGATTGGCGAAGGCGAACAGCAACAAACCAATGGCTTCATGCGTAGTCCTAATACTGCAGTTGTTTTTGGCAATAGCTTCGTAACCGTGAAGATTGAAGATGTTCCGAACCCTAAACGCAAGGATAAGGTTGAGTACGAAGGTAAGACATATTATGTCGCTGGTATTGAACTTATTGATAGCGTTGGTGGTAGCGTAACAGTCAAACTAACGTCTGATGAAAGAGGGTATATGTCGTTATGATTGAGGTTAATGTCCGAGATAGTGTAACGCCATACATCGAGAGTTTTCTCCGGGAAAATCCTCGGTTCGTTCGCAGTTTGACCAAAAGTGTCGGTTGGTTCGTACAGCGTGAAATCAAGAAGTTAAGTCGAAATTCACGAATAACTTCAAGGTGGCGTAAGCGTACACCGCTTGAAAGAGTACGCCGAAAACTTGACGCAGAAGCTCCTGACCCGTGGCTTGGTAAATTACGCAACGCTATTGGCTATCAATATGCAGATGGTGCTGTCTTAATCGGGTGGACTTCTCCGACTGCTGCCATGGAAGGCAGAATCCAAGAAGAAGGCGCAAGGCGTACCGTGACACCACAATTGCGAGGCTATTTCGCTCGCAAAGGTGTTCCTCTATCCGAAAGTAAGAAACACATCAAAGTTCCGGAGAGACCTTTGTATGAACCTGCAATGGAAATTGTGACACCACAAATCGGTACATTTATGGCTGATAAGGTCAAGAAGTACATTGAAAAAGACGGATTCGTTAAAAAGGCTGCGACAAGAAAGTATGAGGTATTTGGATGATTGGTATGAGCTCATATCTTCAGAATGAAGATTTAACAAATATCGCAGTAAAGCTTGGCAGCACAATTTATTCCAATGAAACGTTGCAAAGTTATTGCGAAATGCATTTTGGGAAAAAGATGTCCGTTTTAGTCGGTGTCCAAGAACCCGATTTACTCAATGAAAGCCTTGCACCTTTCTGCTTCATCCATGATATGGGTAAGGCAGAAGGCGCAGAAAGAAAAAGACACCAGTACCAAGCGGTATTTGGTGTCGGGCTATCTATTCACGAAGATGATGCTGTGTTCGAAGGTGTTCAAGTCACGGCTGGTCATCAGCGAGTGTCGGAAGTATTGACGCTGATCCAAGATGCTTTGAATGGATATAAGGGTGGTTGCATGCCACCTAATGAAATTGAGCAGAACGTAATCGGAATGCCAGGCAACAATCCACATTTTTGGCAAGGCTTTTTGTTCTGCGTTTGGTCACTTGATGTTTCTATCGGTGGCTATCAAGAATTTTAGAAAGGGTGAAATAACATGACTAATAAATGTCCTCACGCCGTTGGTGCAAAAACTGGTACCGTCATTGCTTGGGAAGAAACTTATGGCGTAATGCCTGCTGATGTGGCAACTACTGGTATTAGATTGCCTTTTAATACCAACGCTGTTGTCAGCAGCCAAAATGCTACTGACCCTGCAACCATTAGAGCTGACAGAAACCCTGTGGAAGCTATCTATGGCAATCACGATGTGAACGGTGAAATGGTAAACCCGACCGACTACACCGCTATCGGTCATATGCTCAAGGCTGCGTTCGGTGAACCTACCACTACCAATGTTGATGGTAAGTACCAACACGTTTTTGTCGTTAAAGACAACATTCCCAGCTTCACCATGGAAAAAACTTTTGCTGGTATTAGTCAGTTCATTAGAACTACCGGTTGCAAGGTTAATGAAATTTCTTTCTCCTTTGGTGGTGACGGTGAGTTGACCTTCTCCAACAATATCATGGGTGCAAAGGAAACTGTGGAAGCTTCTGCTATGTGTCCGAATGCTGTAGAAGCTAAGATGAACCGCATTAACAATACTCATCTTTCCGCAAAGGTTGACGGTGCTGATACTACCGTTATCAACAAATTTGACTTCCGTTTCTCCAACAACCTTGACGGCGATAAATTTCCCATCGGCTCCCAAGGTTACCGCAAGGCAGCTTGTGAAGGTTTGGCAACTGCTTCTGGCAGTATCGAAGCTTATTTTGAAGATGCGACTTTTCTCGACAAAGCTGAGCAAAACATTACCACTTCTATGGAACTGATTGCTAAGTACGGTGAAGATTATTCCCTTAGCATTTTGCTTCCGGAACTGAAATTTGCCAAAAATTCTCCTGCAATTGACGGTCCTGCTGGCGTAATGCTGAACCTCAACTACAACGCATTCTTCAAGGATAATGCTCAAAAAAGTGCAGTAGTCATCACCTTGGTAAATGATGTAGCTGAATATTAAGCACGGGGGTATGGAAGATGGAAGGTAAAGAAATCATCTTAGAAGCGCGCCCGATGACATGGGACGAGAACTGCGAATTCGAAGCCTACATGGAAGGCGCAGAAAAAAATGTTAGAACCTATATGCGTAAAGGTGCAAAATGGGTTATCGAAAACGTTTATAAAATTGAATTGAGCATGCTTACTCCTGCAGAAATCTATGCTGTTTATATGCGAACCATGGAGTTGACAAATTCCATTCGCCATGATGAGTTAAAAAACTTGAAGACCTCGCAGACTGGCAGCACAAGCGAGGAAGTTACTGCGCAGGCTGCCGAAAATCAGGCTTAAAGCTTGACTGTAGCACTTGTGATTATCGTTGTCCCGACATATTATCCGGAAACGTTCAAGCATTATTTTTAAGGCGTATGTCGCTTAACTGTGTGAGATACGTTTCCGGCTTTTCCGGGCTTATTGCGGTAGGTTTCGACTGGCCAGCAATAGAGGTAATCGCTCGTAGCTGTAATATCAAGATGAACTCATTACTCGTTCAGAAAATGAGGAAACTTGAAGATTTAGAAATTCGTTATTTTAATCAAAAGGATGGTGAGTAGCTCATGGGCGTGGCTGAGACACGGGTAAAAATAACGTTGACGGACAACATGAGCGCCCGTCTCCGCAATATTAAAGGCGAATTGCAAAGTGCCAACACTGCTGCAACCGCCTTTTATTCTGCACTTAAAAACGCTGGCGGTGCTATGGCTGGTGGTTTGGGTGTTTATTCCATAGGCGACCAGCTTTCAAGTTGGGTATCCAAGGGAATGGCGTTCACTAAGACCATGGAGACCAACGAAGTGGGTATGGCAGGTATTTTAACTTCCATGACACGTATTAATGGTCGTCAGCTTGAATGGAACGAAGCCATGGGCATTTCACGGAAACTAATCCGTGATTTGAATACAGATGCTATGGCGACCGCTGCCACTTCTGAAGAACTGGTTGGTACGTTCCGCGCTCTCTTGGGGCCGGGGCTTGGTGCTGGTATGTCTATTGAACAGATTAGACAATTCTCAACAATAGGCGTCAATGCAGTTAAGTCATTAGGCTTAGACGGCAGGCAAGTTATTCAAGAATTAAGAGATTTGGTGCAGGGCGGTATTCAGCCTGCATCTTCTACTTTGGCAACGGCTTTAGGGCTTAAAGATAGCGATATCAAAGAAGCTAAGGCAAGTGCCGAAGGTTTGTATTCTTTCTTGATGAAGCGTATTGCAGGCTTCGAGCAAGCTGCAGCTGCTACTCCTAAAACTGTGGCTGGTATCGAAGACCAAATCAAAGAAGGCACCACTCTTGGTATGGCAAAGGGTTTAGAGCCTGTTTTCAATGAATACAAAGACGTGTTGCTGGATATTAAGGGTGCAATCATTGACCCTGATTTTGGTGTTAATGAAGCTTTCGTTAGCAACATAAAGGCTGCAAGTGAGCATGCAGTTAATATGTGGCATGGCTTTGAGAATGTAGCGGAAGTGTTGTCGCCGATAGTTGTTCCTGCCATCGAAGCTGCTGGTGCTGGTTTAGGCATTGTTGCTGATAATGCAGACAAGGTCGTTCTTGCTTATGGCTTGTGGAAGCTAAATTCTATGGACATCAGCAAGCACATAAATACCATTTCTGCTTCCGGACAACAAGTAGCGCAGGCAGAAGTTCAGTCTGCTTTGCAGGCGGCGCAGGCTGTTGTGGTTGCTAATAATAAGAAAGTAGCAGCTGCTAAAAATTATCAGAGTGTAGTAAGTGCATCACATAAGGCTTTAAATGCTGGATACATAGAGTTAGGGATGTCTCTTTTAACTCTGCAAAAACGTTATGAAGGACTTGGGGTGAGCGCAGAACAGGCTGGTAAAATGCAAATTCAAGTAGCCAAACAAGCTGCAAATGGTCAGTTTGAATTGGCGCAGAGAATAATGCAAACCCAAGAAAAACATCTGCAGGCGGCGAAATCTGCTCAGGAACACGCTAACAAAATCCAGACTTTCCATAATAAATTGACTGCAATTGGTGGTGTTCTTACATCTGCAGGTATTCTTACAACTTCCTTGAGTGATGATACCGATAGTTTGGCAAACGAGTTTGGCGAAGCTGCTATCCAAGCAGGCTTCTTCTTAACAGGGGTTACTTCCTTAACCGAAGCAATAAAGGCGTTGAAGATTACTTCAATGGGTGCATTAGGTATCATTGGTACTGTTGCAGCTGCTATAGGCTACGGAGCCTATGAAAAGTACAAGCACGCAGAAGCTGGATTAGGGTTCGAGTATGACGAGCTTGGCAATGTTAGTATGGTTGGCAATGAAGCTGACTATTCAGCCCAAGTTGCTCATCGTAGAAGAATGGCTGATAAGCAGAAAGCTGGCATTAAGGCAGACCTTACTCCTGCTCATCCTAAGAAAGCAGAGGAAACCGTCAGTCGTGTTCAGCGTGAGTTTGAGAAAAACGAACGTGCTATGAACGACTTGATGGCAGAACTTGACCGAAAGGTTATTCAACTCACCGGTACTCCGCTTGAAGTGGCCAACGCTAAACTTGATGAAGAACTGCAAAAAATGCAGTCCAAAATCGACAGGGCTGCAGCTGCTGGCATCGATACAACAGCTGTTACGGCGAAGCTTGCTCAATACGAGGCAGAACGCAACCTTGAAATCAAGCGTCAGAATGTTATCGACATGCACGCTCTGGATATGGAATACATTGACGCCTTGGAAGGCACTCGACTTGTTTCTGCTCAGCGTGCTGACGAAATGCGAGCTGATAAGCTCACTGCCCACAAGCAGGCTTTGGAAACAATGCTTGCCGATGAACGCTTGAACATTGAGCAACGCATTCAGCTTCAACAGGAATATGCCGAAGCTGTTAAAAACTTGCAGTCGGTACAAGTTACTGACGCAAGTGCAAGCTGGGGCAATTTCATGGACTACATCAAAAACACTCAGTTTGACCAACTTGCTACAATGCAGGCTGGTTGGGATGAAATGATGGGTTCCATTGTCAACTTTGGTCAAAATATGTTGACCGAGCAGAAGTCGTTCAGTGAGCGTTGCAAAGACCTCTTTGACGACCTTGCAAATAGCATTATGAACACTATGACCAAGGTTTTTATGCAAGGCTTAGCGATGAAGGCTATTATGTCAATTTTTCCCGGTATGGGTGGTGGTAGTAGCTTGCCATCTTGGAATATGAGTTCTTACTCAAATAGCTGGAATCCGGGCAATATGGCTTTTGCCTTTGCGAACGGTGGCGTGGCCAACGGGTGGGCGATTGTTGGTGAAGAAGGTCCTGAGCTTGTAAATTTCTCTCAACCAGGACGAGTTTATACTGCAGAACAAACTGCAGCTGCTCTCCGTGGTAGTGCTGGATTAGAAAGTGTAAAGGTTGTTGTGGAGAATCGTACCAACCAACAGGTTAAGGCAACAAACGCAGGTGTATCCTTCAATGGTAAAGATTTTGTCATCAATACTGTTATAGAAGCCATTGGTAACAATGACAATGGTATTGCGACAATCATCAAGAACGCAGTTTAGGGGGTGGAAGAATGGCTGCTAAAATTGATTTTCCTGCGGAAATAAGTAACCCTGATTATCCGCTTGGCATTAATCCGGAAGACAATGTTATCCGTTCTGAAACTGAAAATGGTCCTGTAAAAACTCGACCTAAATTTACTAAGGTGCGTTCTTCTTTTACTGTTACGTGGAAGAACTTGCCAGAAGCCGAAAAACAGATTCTTGAACAGTTCATCAATGTTACCAGCAAAGGTGGAGCAGTTCCGTTCAACTGGATAAACCCTGCTGATGGAAAGTCTTATGTTGTGGTATTAGCAGAGCCACCGCAATATTCATTGCAATTTCTGCATTACTATAATGTGAATCTTAAATTGCAGGAGGTATGAAATGAATAAATTAACTCCTGCAGCCATTATTGCAGCCAATGAAGTAAACAGCGAAACTGCTTGGCTGTTATTACTTGAAATTATATTGCCGAATGAACCAGACGAACCAATTCGCGTTGTCCAAAACAATGAGGATATCCAATGGAATGACAAGCTTTGGCAGGCGTTTCCATTTAAGTTGGCTGAGCTGAAGCAGGATTCCAAAGGAACATTATCTTCGCTCGCGGTTGATGTAGATAATACTACTCGTGATTTGGAATATTATCTGCAGCATGGCATGGGCGGGGCAAACGCAAAGGTTATTCTTCGTTGTGTACTGTCTACGGCTTTAGAAGATACTACTCCTGTTTTCGAGGAATTCTTTTCAGTTAAGCATACTGTTGTGACTGAAAACCATGTGCGTTTTACAATCGGAAATGCTTATCCCTCACAGTCCCGCAGACCTTATGAGCGCTTCATGAAAGGGCATTGCCCATTCAAATATAAAGGCATAAAGTGTGCAGCTACATCTTCAGAGCCTACCTGCAGTCATACTTATGGAGACTGCAAGGCTCGTGGAAACGCGAAACGTTTTGGCGGTTTCACTGGTATACCGCAAGGTGGTTTGTATGTGTAATAAAAAAATAGAGTACGCCGACTTAATCGGCGTACCTTTCTTAAATCAAGGTAGAGACATAAAAAATGGTCTCGATTGTTATGGACTTGTAAAAGAAGTCTTTGCCCGTTGCGATAAAGAAATTGGCGAATATTGGTGTGACGCTTATAACAAAGAATACATCAATAAAGTTTTGAGACAAGCAGTAAGCACGACAAGCTGGAAAGAGATAGACTACCAAAACGGAGAGCCTATTCCTGTACCGGCGCTTGTTGCTTTAAGGTTCAATTCACCGCCTGGTATCGTAAATCATACTGCAGTTTACATCGGCAATGGGCTAATGATACATACACGCGAGCGCATCGGCGTGTGTGTGGATAGAATTGATTCTCCGATGTGGCGAAAACAAATCGTTGGTATATATGAATTTGTGAGGTGAGAGCGTGATTAAGGTAATTTTTATTAAAAATCCTTTCAGCTTTAATCGCGACAGAGTGGTTAAGCTAAGTGAAGTTACCGGTATGACGCTCTCTTTTTATATCGGTGAATTTATTTCGCAGCTTCCGGAACAAAAAGCTTGGGTACAGATTAATGGTAGAACATATCAAAGTATTACCGATGATGAACTTAAACAAATTGTTCCGGACAATGCTTTTATTATGGTTATGCCTGTTGTCGGTAAAGGCGGTGGCAAAAATCCTTTTGCACTCATAGCATCTATTGCATTGTCAGTAGTTGCAATGGGTGTTGGTAACTTAATTGCTGGTGGGGCGTTCTTTACTGCAGGCGGTGCTACTTGGGGCTTTATGAGTTACTTGGGCGCAGCTGCAACAATGTTTCTTGGTGGGCAGCTTGTTTCCAAATTTACCGCTCCCAAAATAGATGCTGGCAAGTACGAGATGGAAGACCCCACATATTCCTGGAACGGCATTCAGACCATGGAAGGGCAGGGGAACTGCATTCCTATTGTCTACGGCACGGTAAAATCAGGCGGTCAAAGTATTGTGAAGTTTACCACGAATAATGGTGATGACCAATACTTCAACTGGCTTGTATGTGCTTGTGAAGGTCCTGCCACTATCAGCGATATTAAGCTGAATGACAACCCTATTGAGAATTACGAAGAAGTTATTGTTGAGGTTCGCCCAGGCACCAACGAGCAGGATTGTATTGATAATTTTAACGATACTGTTCAGTCCAAGGCATTAAGTTATGAACTCAATAATAATGAATGGCGTACCGATGTTACCGATGGTAATAGCACGGAAGGTATTATTATCGACATCGAATGTTCTAACGGCTTGTATCATGCGAATGATAACGGCTCTCTCGGTACTGCGTGGGTTGATGTTAAAGCGGAGTGTGCTTTGGAAGGTACGGAAGACTGGATAACCATTACTTCTGGTAGCCCTGCATTAAAGCACAATAACCTTGGTGTGGTTCTTACTTATTCCACGGATGTAGGCACCTACACCGCGAGCGTTAGTTTTGACAACGACAAATATGTGGAAGACGAAGATGGTATTAGGGAAAGAAATCCGTATTACAACATGTACCGTATTCAAGTAGTGGAAAATACTGGTAAATGGTATAACCGTCAATATTTTCACGCTTACTTTAGTCCAGGCGAAACAGGAACCATTGATGCAGGACCGTTCCGCTTTAACAAAGCAACAATGGAATCCAAAGGTAGTGGTTATAGTACAACATTGGAAGTGTTCCAAAGCGGTCGCATAAGCGGGGCTAAAGCAGGTCCTGTTCGTAGGCAGTTTAGAGTTGACCATTTACCTGTCGGTAAATATAAAGTCCGCGTAACCGTTACTGCTCGTAGTGCTTCTGTAAATAGTAGTCGTGATGGGGTAAGGACATACTGGACAATGCTTTCTTCTGTACTCTATGAAGATTTCAGCTATCCTACGCGTGCATTGATAGGCATTAAGGCAAAAGCTACAAGTCAGCTTTCCGGAAGCACTCCTAAGTTAACTTTCTTAGTTACTCGCTCAACTGTGTGGGTATGGAATGCTCGTACATTAGCATTCGAAGAAAAGCCTGCAAATAATCCTGCGTGGGCTGCTTATGATTATGTTTGTGGTATCCAACGCCTGAAGAACATTCATACGGGAGAGTACGAATTTGAAGTTCGCGGTGTTCCTGTTGAGTATATGATTTATGACCAGTTCGAGGCTTGGGCAGAAAACTGTGAACTTATGGATTTACAAGTCGATATCATTATGTCGAATCCAGATACGTTCCTGCAGAGCGTGAATAAGGAAATCGCTTCTGTTGGACGTGGTATGGTTCTACAGTTCGGCACAAAGTATGGTTGCGTTTATGACCATAAGAGCCAACCCGTTCAGCTCTTTAACATGGGTAATATCATTGCCGGTAGCTTTGAACTTAGTTACTTGAGCACGGATGACAGAGCAAACTCTGTTGAGCTTACTTTCCAGAACAGGGATAAGGAATATGAGCGTGATACAATCGTCGCCTATGGTGATGGGTATGATACGCAAGACATTATTTCTAATCCTACTCAAATAACGATGAATGGCATTACTCGTTTTGAGCAGGCATACAGGGAATTGATGTTCCAACTCCACAGCAACCAAAAGGTTCAGCAGTTTGTAACATTCAAGGCAGAGCTTGAAGCGATTGGGTGCATGGTTGGTGACCAAGTATTGATTGCTCATGATGTTCCGCAATGGTCGCTTTCCGGAAGAATTGAACGTGTCGATGGTAATAGCGTTGTAATGCTTGCGTTGGATCCAGACGAGATTAAGCTGCAGGCGAATGAATATGCGTTGATGATTAGAACCATCAACAACAATATTTACACTTATCCAGTAGCTTCTGTTTCCGGAAACTATGGTTCTGTATTCGTAACCATAGCAGGAATCTTTAACTCTGAGGATATGCCACAAGCTAATGACTTGTTTGCTCTGGGGAAGGTCGATGCTACTGCTAAGCCTTTCATAATCCGTTCCATTACTCGCGACAATGATT